AGTTATAATCGGGACAACTGGATACCGTATATCGCCCAGTAAATTAAGGTTGGATGCTGACCATTTACTGGGTACTCAGCTAAAACCTCAAAAAAATATTTAATTTACTCTTTTTGAGGATATTATTATGAGTAAGAATCTCGGACTAACTGCGGTAGCGGTCATTGAGTTTGATTCATTAGTCAAGCACGCATATGCTGGCATGGGATTACTTAAGCCCTCCGTAACTGTTAGAAATAATGTAGTAGGCGAAACATATAAGTTTCGTAAAATGGGTACAGGACTTGCTAACCAAAAGTCAACTGCTGACTTAGTAACTCCTATGGATGTTACCCACGAAGTACAAACTGCAACTATGCAGAACTGGAACGCTCCAGAATACACAGATATCTTTGATCAAGCAGAAGTAAACTTTGACGAAAAGCAAGAACTAGCAACAACTATTGCTGGTGCTTTGAGCCGAAGAGAAGATCAGCTTATTATTGATGTTATGAATGGAGCATCACCGACAACTGTTGCACATGGAAACGGTGGTTTGACTATGGCTAAAGTTATTGAAGCATCAACGACTTTACGTAAGCAAAATGTACCAAGCACCGATCTTCATGCAGCTATTAATGGCGATGGTCTCAAAGGCCTTTTAAGTGATACACAAGCAACTTCTTCCGACTTCCAAACTGTTAAAGCATTAGTATCAGGTGATATTAATACACTTGCTGGTTTTGCTATACATGTTGTAGGAACAAGATCAGAAGGTGGATTAAGTGTAGCTTCTTCTGGTGTCGTTGATTCATATTTTTACCATAAAGAAGCAGTAGGACTTGCTATTGGTATAGAGATGAAAACATCTATTGATTACATACCAGAGAGAACAGCGTTCTTATGTAACGGAATGTTGAAGGCTGGTGCAGTAGTCAGGGATGCTGACGGCATCATTAAAGTTGAATACAAATAAACCATAAGGAGAACTACTATGGCTTTTTCAAGAGATGGCTTATCACGAGTTGGTGGTTCTGGTAACTCTCGTGCAGTTTGGTTATATGCTTCTACTGACGCACCTGCGACAGTAACAGGCACAGACTACATGATTGATGCAATAGATGAAATATCTTTAGGTGATGTTGTGTTAGTTGTTGATACAGATGGTGTTTCCGTAACGGCAACATTCTGTAAAGCAAACAATGGAACTTCTATTGATTTAGCATCAGGAACCGCATTAGGCGATGCATAAGACAACGGGGGGAGCAATCCCCCCTTTCTTATAAGGATTATTATGGCTTCTAAAATAGGCTTAATATCTAACGCTCTTATATTAATAGGTGATTTACCTATAACTTCTTTGACAGGCAATTCAAGAGCACAAACTGTTGCGAATAATCTTTATGACAATATAGTGCAAAGTGAACTTACAAAGTTTACTTGGAGCTTTGCAAGAAAAAAAGCGCAACTAAACTTAACGTCTGATACCCCAGTAGGCACAGAGTTTACTTCTATTTATCAGTTACCATCTGATTTATTATTTTTAATAAAAGTAAATCCTCCCGTCAATTACAATGTGTATGGCGATAAACTATATACGAACACAAAATCTACGCTTCATATAGATTATATTTACAATGCTCCAGAATCTACGTGGCCTGTTTACTTTAGTAAAATGATAGAGTATGCATTAGCTATGGATTTTGCGCCCTCTATACGAGATAGCGGTGGTGCTATGGATGCCAATGCAAGGCAATATGTAACAGCATCACGTATGGCTAGATACACCGATTCGCAACAAACACCAGTAGAAAAATTAGCAAGCAATCCATTTGTTAATGTAAGGGGCTAGCCATGCCCATGTCTAAATTTTTCCAAAGTGCTTTTATGAGTGGTGAGCTTTCACCTCTTATTAAAGGCAGAGTAGATATTGATCAATATTATAAAGGTATGCAAACTGCTGAAAACGTAGTTATTGTACCGCAAGGTGGCTTAAAACGTAGACCTGGAACACAGCATGTAGATACAGCATCAAAAATACAGCAGCCATTTGTTACATCTCAAATGACTATTACTAATGCAAATGGCGGTACAGCAGCTAATATAAATGACTTTGACTCATCAACAACATTTATTACAAATGGACTTGGCACAACAAGCGGATTTGTTGCTGCATCATATGATTTAAGTAGCCAATCTACTTTAGGAAGGTTTGTAGAAGTAAAAAATATAAAACTTGCTGATGCTGGTGGTGGCGCAACAACTTCAGCACTAACAGGCTCTTTTGAAGTAGTAGCAGGTGTTGAAAGTAATTTTTCTACAAAAACAACAGTAGGCACAATAACAGTAGATAAAGATGCACAATCTTTTAAATTTAAAGTGCCTGATTCACAAAATTGGAAATATTTTAAAATATCAAGGGTTACTTCTGATAGCTTAGATTTAGGTAGCCTTGTGCTATCTTTGACTGAATTTAATATTTTATTTGAAACAACTACTGCATCTTTAGCAAAAACATTTGATTTTAGCGTTGAATCAGATAGACATTATCTTTCTGTATTAACAGGTGGTTTTGAAGTTTACAAATTTACAATAAGCTCTGGCAACACATCAAATATTGTAGGAACAAATTTTACTGTAAATTCAGCAACTTACAGAATATTATCGGTTGTAGGTAGCGTAGCAAGAGCAGAAAAAATATCTGGAACTACAACACCGCCATCATCAGGTACATTAGCAGGCACGCCAACACTTACTTACAGCGCAGTTGTAAGGGCTAATTCATTTGGTCATATAGCGTTTTACAGAATTACAGACGCTGTAGTTACATTTTTTCAACCAATAGCATTTTTAACAGCGCCTTTTGCTCATACAGAAGTACAAGATGTAAGAGATGTACAAACAGAAAATGTTATGTTGATGTTCCACATGGAACATTTTCCAAAACGTATTATTAATACTACTGATACAGAATTTCAAATTGACAACATACCATTTTTAAATATACCTCAGTTTGATTTTAATGATGCTCTAAGTCCAACACCTACCGCAGCAGTGCAGGTAATGACATTTCCAAGCAATTCATCTTCTGGCGTACAAATAGGAGATAGATTTCAAATAGATGTAGAAGGCGTTTTAAGCAAAAATATTAGTTTTGCTGGTGATGGTAACGCAAATGAGCAATCTTCTACAATAGAAAACATACGCAAAAATTTACAAGATATGCCTATATTTGGTGATGACGGCATAGTAGTTACAAGAACAAACGCACTGGAATACACAATTACATTAGATGGCAACTCATCAGGAACATATGAATTATTTACTGGATTTTTTACAAGTGGTAAAGCAACAGATGCAATTACATTTACACGCTCTGCGGCTGGTGTGCCAAGATCAGAAAATGTCTGGTCAGATACAAGAGGATATCCAAGAACAGCAACTTTTTTCCAGGGTAGATTGTGGTTTGGCGGAAGTAAATCAAAACGTCAAAGTGTTTTTGCATCTAGGGCTGGATCGTTTTTTGATTTCTTTACAGAAGAAGGTGATGATGATGAAGGTATTTTTGTAACAATATCTGCAAGAAATCTTACTGAAATAGTAGATATTAACCCAGATAGAGGATTACAGATATTTACATCAGGTGCAGAGTTTTTATTAACAGGAAATACACCAGCTACAGTATCTATACAAGCACAAACACAACATGGTTCTAAATTTTTAGAAGCAAAATCTTTAGATGGTGCTACGTTATTTGTAGATAAAAACGGAAAGACGTTACGACAATATCTTTATAACTATAACGAAGATGCATACAATTCGGTTGACATATCGGTATTATCTTCTCATTTAATAAATAATCCAGCAGACGTAGGTGTGTTAAGTGGTTCTACCACAGAAGATGCAAACTATGTCGTTATAATAAATCAAGATGGCACTGCTGCAATACTTAATACATTGAGATCACAAGATATAAATGGTTTTACAAAATGGACAAACGGAAGCACAAATACTGTTTATCCTTTAAAACTTGTTTCAATATCAACTGTAAATAACAGTTTATTTTTTGTAAATGAAAGAACTACTAATACAACAACAACTTACACTATAGAAATGTGGAATCAAGATCATTTGCTTGACGCTTCCGTAAAACAAACTGATAAAAATGGCATTAGTAGCAACAAATGTTTTATACCATCTGCTACAACAAGCACTCATTTAGATGGATTGACCGTTAATGTTGTTGCAAGAGGCAATGTTTTACCTAATCGTGTTGTTCAAACAAGTGAGCAAGGCTCTTTTGTAGCTTTATCTGACGCAGAACAAACATTTATCTTGGCACAGGCATCAGTAGCTAATGTTGAAATAGGATTTAATTTTCAGCCTACAGTAAAATCAATGCCATTAAATACTACAGCAGGTAATATTGCGGGTCAAAATCAAATGAGAGATAAAAAGATT